CTGTCATGCGATGCCAGGGAAGCTAGTTGGGTCAAGAAGTTCCATCGCTCTGCGTGGCAAGGAATAAGTCGGTGTTGTGTAAAGCTCATCGCCGCCAAGTGAGCGACCCATCACGCTCATTGAGCCGCGCTGTGTCTGCCATAGGTGACGGATAATCTCAAGAACGCCTTGGCGAGCAGCCATTGGAGGATTGACATAGCCAGCGACATAGGTGATGGAAATGTTATTCATTCCCTGCACCCAGTAACCATAAGAGTTGGTGGCATAAAGTGTGCCTGAGCCAATTCGATAGAGGCGCTGTCCAGTGTAATCAAGGACATAGGCACTTGATGAGACAGCCAATCCATTTTCAGTAACCGAAGTGATGGAAATTGCCTTTGGATTGCGAATGCGAATGAATTCAGTGCCGCCGTCATAAAGTTCGCTGGTGAAAGTTCTGCGACCTAGAACCTGTCCAACATAAGTTTCAGCCAAGTCGGTTGCCGCATCAATGAATCGGCGCAATTCCTCATCCAAAGTTGTGTCTGTGGTTGGAATGTTTAAGTGAGCCTTAACCTCATCAAGTCCAACAATGCCAAGGTCGGCATAATCTCGAACCGTAAATTCATCGGTATAAGCTGAGGCGTTTGTTCCCGTAGCAAGCCATCTAACCGCATGGCGGCCTGTTTGAGTCGGGGAAAAGTCGCAATTGTAAAGTCCAGTTGAAGGATTTGTTACCGAACCCGTTGAGGTGGTTCCGTCTGGAAGGGTAATTGTGCAAGTGACCGCCGAAGCATTGGCATTTGCGCCAGTTGAATCAGTGATGGTTATTCCAAGCGGAATGACATCTCCTAAGTCATAAGTCATCGAGATCTCCTTGTGATGGTAGAAGTGGCGCGTTCACGATTGCTGATTAGCGAACCGATTCGGGGTCTTAAGATAATTGTTGATCCAGCTCTTAAATTCTTGTTCGGATTCATTGTAGCCCCGACTCTGATTCTTTCAACAATAGATGCGCCAGTTCGGTATTGATTATTCATCGAAGCGCCATTGCCGATGTAGCCATATCCCGAAGCAGTAAGAGAAATCAAGCCCGAAGCTGATGTGGCAAAGTAAAGATTGTCAGTTGCAGTTGCTACAAGTTCGATTGAGCCTGAACCTGTTGTGGCGTAACTAATCTTTGAAAAAGTTCCAGATGCAACAAGGCTGATTGACCCAGTTCCGGAACTTGGATAAGCAAAAGATGAAGTTGCTGTACCTACTAGGCTAATTGAGCCTGATCCTGTTGTGGCAAAAGTAAGTGAATCAGTTGCAGTTGCTATTAGGCTAATTGAACCTGATCCTGTTACAACAAAGGATGAAGTTGCTGTACCTACTAGGCTAATTGAACCTGATCCTGTTGTGGCAAAAGAAAGAGAAACGGTTGCTGAACCTACTAGGCTGATTGAGCCTGAGCCTGTTGTCGCAAATTTGAGCGAATCGGTTGCTGAACCTACTAGGCTGATTGAGCCTGATCCTGTTTCAGGGAAAGTAAGTGAATCGGTTGCCGAACCAACCAGGCTAATTGAACCTGAGCCTGTTGCAGGGAAAGTAAGTGAATCGGTTGCTGAACCAACAAGGCTGATTGAGCCTGAACCTGTTGTCGCAAATGTAAGTGAATCGCTTGTTGAACCAACTAGGCTGATTGAGCCTGATCCTGTTGTAGGGAAAGATGTGGCTGCTGAACCAACTAGGCTGATTGAGCCTGAGCCTGTTGTAGGGAAAGATGTAGCTGCTGAACCAACTAAGCTGATTGAACCTGATCCTGTTGTGGCAAAGGAAAGAGAAATGGTTGCTGAACCTGCAAGGCTGATTGAACCTGAGCCAGTTGTAGCTGTTGATCCGGCATTGTAAGCAACGCCAGCTGCGTTGTAGGCAATGCTTTCGTTATAGATTGCCATCAACGCTTCCTTCTACTATTAAATCAATTTCCTCAAATTTCAATTATTCAATTATTGAATCAGCTGACTGTTCTCCTGTGATTGGCGAAATAAATGTGTCACTTGCTTCATCATAGGTATCGCCAATGCCAGCGTACTTGCCACGAATTTTGCCATTGTAACTTGTCTTAATCCATTGACCGCCAAGTGATTGCATAAATGCTTCGCCTTCATCTGGCTCATTGTTATCGCCTACTAAAACACGAATAACAATATTGTTTTCATCAATTTCTGCCCAGTGACTCATACTGTGTACCTCACTATGACTAGACCTGATCCACCTGCTCCACCTGCTCCAACTATTACCGATGCTCGACCACCTGCACCACCGCCACCACCACCGGTGTTAGCTGTACCAGCAAAACCATTAGGAACTGTGTTTGCAGTACCTCCAGTTGCACCTCCACCGAGCCCACCGGCTCCCGGTGTCCAAGATGTGCTTTCGACGCCACCACCTCCGCCTCCAGCGTAATAATAAGTTCCTGAGGAATTTTGACCAGTTGAAGTTGCTAAGCCCCATGCAGAATATGTTGAAACACCTGCACCACCTGCGCCGCCTGTGGTTGATGTGGTTGCGTTTCCGTTTGCATTTGTACCTGCACCACCACCGCCACGCCTGTTTAATGCAGCACCGCCATTACCTGCGCCCCCAGTAAAGTTTGTTGTAGTGCCGTCCACTATTCGTACCGCAGCACCTCCGTTACCAGCATTTGTCGATCCTGCACTTGTGGCATCGACTCCTTTTAATCCAGCAGCGGCAGTTATAGTTGTAAAACCTGTACCAGATATAGATGAAGCGTTACCATTTGAATTACTTGCACCACCTGCACCAACTGTAATTGTGTAGTCTCTTGAATCCAGAGAAGTATTTGAACTGTAGTTAAGGCTTGTGCCTCCACCGCCACCAATATTATCGCCACCACCTCCGGCTCCAGCAATAATTAAAACATCGCAAGTAAGAGATGTAATCGCTGTAAATGTTCCCGAAGCTGTAAACGTGTGATAAACGTAGCCACCGCTTGTTGTGATAGTGCCGCCAAGAGCTCTAATTATAATTCTCGAAGGGACAGTCAGTGTGCCAGCTTGATTATTAGTAAACCAATCAGATACTTGGCTTGATGAAACCATCCGGCGTAAAGGATTTGTCATTAGGAAATCCTGTTGACATAACCTGAAACTGTGATGACATTCGTTGTGCCAGCATAAGCGGCAATTGTGGAAGCAGTTGGTGAGCCGCCACCTGAACCTGTCAAAATTAGTCCAGGCACAACCAAAGTTAAACCAGATGTGGCAGGAATTGAAAGTTTAATTTCATTATCAACAGCTGTAACGCCACCCCATTGAACTGTTAAAGAAACTGAACTGCCAGATGAGTTGTAAGCATAAAGCCAAACTTCATCAATAGCTGTGGAGCCTGTACCTGTTGCGTGGATAGTTGTGCCAGCACTTCCCGAAGTAGTTGCGGCAATTTTGATGGCTTTGCCCTGTGTGCTGCCTGATAACAATAATTTTGTAAAACTTGCCATTTTTTATCCCTATCCGAAAATTTGTATTGAAAGAACTGTCTGATCTGAATCGGGATCTCCAGCCGCAAGGCGAGCTTTGACTGATGCAAATGTTCCTTTTGGCGAAGTTCCCAACTCTGTTTCAATTGCTAGAACAGCATCATTGATGTTGTCATGTTGACCTGCGTGAGGAACTGTTGCTGAATCAAGGGTATCAGTAGCCGTTGGGTTGGTAAATGAATCAAGCGAACTTGGATAATTTGTTGCCATTGGCTACTCCTTAAATTAGGAAGCTGAGACTGAAAGTGAACCTGATGCGATTGTTACAACGCCGGCAGATGCGCCAGTTGTAACGCTTGGAGAAAGAGCACCGCCAATGTAATAAGTGCCAGATGTCGAAGCTGACCAAACGCCAAAGTAAGAGGCGGTTGTCGATGCTGGCAGGTTGATTGAAAGAGCGCCTGAGTTGGTAACTGATCCCGATGAAGGACTGTTCCAAGTAGCAGCAACGCGAGCATAAGTGCCGCCAGTTACTTCTGAAGCGCCAGTTGTTCCTGGATCAGCAGTGTGCAATGAGACATAACTCCAACCTGTCGTTGACAGGGCTTGATTGGCCTCAGTTGTCGAGATTCTTGCCATTTATTGCTCCTTTGTTGTTAGGGCAAGAAGGTTGATCGCCAGGGGTACGATCAACCTTCTTGCTTGACTTGTTGAATTGCATGATCGCGCATCGCTTGATGATGGCGTTCATCCAACCAAAATTGTTTGTGATGAGGCAGTATTGCGCCGGTGTGGGCGTGGATCTTGTAGCCCATAGATTTTAGGCGTTTAGAAAATAGTAAATCCTCGCCAAAGTAAATTCCATCAATCGCGCCTTCTACGAACCAAGCCCAATCCTTGCCTTGATTTGGCGTTGCCTTTTGTTGCATATCTAGCAGAACGCTGCGATGGATTAGAAGGCAACCAGTTCCGACAGCATCAACTTCAATGATTGAGTCAAGCGGATAAGCATCAATTGCTTCCAAACCCTTCTCAGGATCCATGCGATAAATTGTTGGAACTGGGCGAAGCGCATCGCTATTGTCAAAGAATGCTGCAAAAACTAGCCCTGAAACAATTGGGCGATCCTTATCGTGAGCAGCATCTATCAGCTTGAGCCAAGTGTCAGTTGAAAGTCGCTCATCTGAGTCAATCATTAAGAGCCATTCGGAATCTGTTGTTTCCAAGAATGTTTTAATTACAACATTGCGTGATCGAGTAGTAAGTCCAACATTGCCCACTTGAATCATGTGAGCAAAGCGACCATCTTTCTTTTTTGCAATTTGAATAAGGTCAAGCGCAAGGAGTGAATCAATCGTTCCGTTGTTGACCATGCCAA